TAATCTGCCTTTGTCCATCCAGCCACAGCACGCTCCTATCCATCATTACACGTACAGGACTTTATCGTCTGCCTCGGCATCGGTAAGTCTGGCAAACGTGCTAAACATTCTGCCACGATCGCCAGCCCACCGTTTTGCTTCCTTGGCTGCCTTCCTTAGCCATGCATATAGCAAGATGCCATCAGAGTAGTGCATCATGTAGTACGCGTCGTTGAAGGTGAGCTTAACGAGGGATCCCTCGAATCCAACATCCCACTTGTCGACATTGGTCATAAGCCCTGATCGACGGTACTCATGATGGATAGGATTCGTAAAGTTGGTGCGGTCATACGTGTTGAGTTGTTCAAAGAGTCCCGGACGCACACCTTCGTTACGCATGGCAAACTTGATCGAGCCCATGAGTCCGACGCAGATCTTGAACGTGGTCTGATAGTACAGCCGAATTCGGTCCGATTCAAACCGCACCTGTACCAAATCCATTCCTTGCTGCACATTCATCTGCGCCGGCTTGAGGATGACCGTCATGGCTTAGTCCAGTGAGATTGCCAATGCTGAGATCGCAAACTCTGGAGTTACACCGTTGTTGACGACGAGATCCGCATCCAGCGTGGAGAAGATCTGCATTACGCCCGCGAATCCGCCCAGTGATACGTCGGTTTCCGTCTCGGGACCAGTCGAGGAGAGGCCGAACGAGATAATCGCGTCATTAGTGGCTGAACCCGACGCAACAGTCCATCCCGACACACTACGTACGACGGTCTGGTTGGAATAGCCCGTATAGGCCGCTACGCCCTGCGTCTGTACCGTTGAGGTATCATCGATGACATTGCCGGTATGTAACGCAACAGTTAGGCTACCTGCTGTTGCGGACGGTAGGAGCCCACCGGCGTCGCCCATATTCGGTGCGGCTACGTTCGTGAACATCAGGTCGAGGACGTCGTCTTCCCATAAGTTAGTGGCACTCATTACAGACCCCCAGCGGCGCCAAGGCCAGCACCAGTTATACCACGACGTGGTGGTGAGGACATTTCGACAACCTTCGCTGCGATTGCCTGGGCTTCCCGTGCACCTTCAAGCCCTTCACCGGTGATGATGGCAATCTCGAGGGCCTCATTAGCATCGCGCAGGACTTGCTTGTTGTCCTTGTAAATCTTGCTTACGCGGGCACGTTCGACTTGAGTGGGTTGGTTGGCGTAGTATTCGGGGTAATTGTCGAGATCGTTCTCTTTTACCTCGAGTCTGGCAAGCTGCATCTTCTTCTTCGCAGCCTGTACGGCAGGTGATGGACTCATGATGCGTTCTCCATGTGGGAGCGAGTTGAAGTAAACTTCATGTACTATATTATAACGACTATCTCGATGAAAATCAACTAGTCCTCTGTTTCTCCTTCTGAACCCTCAGAACGAGGCACTACGGATTCATCGTCCTCAGTCTCTATAACCTCACTCTCGGGCAGATCTCCTTCAAGCCCTACCATCTCACGTGCCTCTTCGCGTGAGGTAATCTGCATCGGCTCTTTGTTGCCTGTCTGACGCGAGAGGTTACCGACTGCTCGGGCATGTTGCGCTGAGGTCTGACCTTTCTCGAGAGGTGAGAGGATGAATGCACTTGGCCATTCCCACTTCACAACACCCTCCGGTAGGAGCTTAGCACTCTGTAGGAGCTCGGTCGTAGGTTTCAGTACGAGAGGCTGCGCGAAGAGTACACGACGTTCCGAGATCCTCTCTGCCCAGTTAGCTCTGTCTTGCTCCGACGCTAACTGCCCTGCTTCCGACCCAAGGAGGATCCGCCGAGGAATCCCTGTGGTACCGGAGAGCAGTGCCATAAGCATCTCGAAGACTTCCTTCGGTGCGGGTGTCGTTGAATCGAGGACATCGAGTTTAACACCCCTTGTGCGGATGAATCGGCGTAGCTGATGCTGATATTCCTCGATTTCATCACTTAGGGCCGCAGCATCCGCGGGGTCGAGCTGCCTATCTGGCTCTACATCCGCTTGTATCCCGCGGTTCGCTGTGAGCCAGTAGGTCTCTGGCGTGCCCCCGGCAACCTTTAGGAGGTCATCGAGGAGGTTGTACACCTTCTCCATGATCGGGATACCAATCACCGTATCCTCCAGTGGGTTCTCTACGATATGCACTACTCGCGACGCATGTACAGTTAAATTGCGTAGACCCGTGACTTTTGTGGTGCCAGAGGATACAGTCCTAGTATTTGGGTCATCAAACTCGATCTTGTACATCTCCGGCTGCCCAAACTTAGGGCTACCGGGTTCAGCATTGAATTTGAGCTCCGTAACCTGTCTGCTTCCGATAGCACGCACATACAGGAGCTCCTTGACATCTCTACCCTGGCCAAGAGGCGTTTGGAGGTTCGTGCCGTCGTCAAAGCCGAAGAGCAGGATGGAGAAGTGGTTTAGGCGGGCTAGACGATCAGCACGATTCATCGTACCCCACAAGTTGTGTTTCTCGACCAACTCCTCCCACTTAGTCTTGATTGCATCGTTCTCCACGATCGCAGGAGGATTCGCCCATATAGCGTTGGGTGGAGCGTCAATAACCCGACTAGCGATATCCTGACGCACATATTTGGCAAGGAAGAGTTCAGCAGTGAGCTGCCTCTCATATCCAAAGACCTTCCACAGATCCCGCTTGCCCCCAAACGACTTACCAGCGAGGTTGGCTAGTTGCATTCGGCTGATCAAGCCACTCAATACCCGTAATGAAAGTTCTTTGTCGGTATCTATCCCATTGCCCTGTTTCCGGATCCTCACTGAGCGCTCTGAGCTAGACACTAGAGACGCCTTAACGCCTCTGCCTGTATTAGTTATCGTGACACCTTTGTTCGTCATATTGCTTCTACCAGGTTAGCCCAGCTCGAGGTGTGTCCTTCGACATAGAATGTCCAGGATTCCCCCGAATTGGGATTACGTTGCTTTCAGTCTCCCGACCCCATGTTAGCGACCCTTTGAGTCCGAAGACAAGTTTGTTGTACCCAAGTGCACATGCTATAATCTGGTCGTCGAATTCCGCATCCGCATCGAATCCATCCAATTCCTCCTCGAAGTCATCGTTCCAGTCAGCTTCGACCTCAAACACGTCGCCAGCCTCTATTGCTGCTAGGAATGGGCTTGCACGCACCTCCATTGGGCCTGTAGCTTTCTCGCCCTCGAAGTCGTATGCCTTTAGAAGGTCCTTGTAGTCCTCGATCACTGTCTTGCCAGAAGATCCGGGCTCCTGCTCCATCCATATCTGGACTCCATGCCCATCGCCTGTAGCTGTACCATACACCAGCAGCTTAACCTTACCTGAGGACTTCTGGACATGTTTCATGTCGCGGAGATAAATCTTGCCAGTCTCTTTGTGCCTGGATATCTTGGGGCCCGCAGTGAAGTCCCCGCCGTCCTCTGTTGCTGCTAGATCCCATGCACGGATAGTCTTAAGATCGGCGTTACTGGGTACCTCACTCTCGGGAATCTTCTTGAGGTACTCGGAAAGATCCAGTCCAGCCATGGATGCCCGCGGATTCTGCTGGAACATAGCATCCCACCAGTATGTACCCAGCGTTTTCTTGATCTGCAGCAACCTTTCACGTGAATAACGCTCTGGCCAGAGAGCTTCGCCCTCTGCACGCCCTAGAGGGTCATTAATCTCAGCCAATGCAGGGAAATTAATCAACCTCCAGTTCTCATGAGCAAGCTCTGTCATACACATCCCGATGAGATCCTTCTGATTCCACCGGGTTGCGATGATAATTAGACTAGCATCGGGCTCAAGGCGCGTATATGCGGTACTCTTGAACCACTCCCACGTTTTCTTGCGCTTCGTCACTGACAGGCTGTCTTCATCGTTCTTGATGTAGTCGTCGATGAGCATCAGGTCAGCACCACGGCCTACGAGTGGCCCACCAATGCCAGCCGCAGTAAGACCACCGCCTTGTGGAGTCAGCCACCTATCTACTCGTTTCTTGTCGGCGCGGATCCTGGTGTGCAGTAGATGGTGTAAGTCCTCGTTCTGGAACGTGTCACGGACCTTGAGTGAGAAGTCAGTTGCGAGCTCAGCACCGTACGTGATGGTCATGACGAACTTACTAGGCCACTTCTCAAGGAACCAGATAGGTGTGTTGACGCTTAGGAACTCACTTTTTCCATGCCGAGCAGGAAATGTGAAGATGAGACGCGCGTTACCTTTAGCTACCTCAGTAGCAACGATCGTGCTGATGTAAAGGAGATGACGCGCAGCTATCCACCGCCCTTGAGTGATCTTGACTGCCATTGTTGCGGGAGTGAGACGCCATCCCTCTTTTAGGGCAGTTTGGAGCTTCAGCTGATCACTATGGCTCAGTGCACTCAGATTAAGTGCCTCATGCTCATGTTCTGACGCGCTTCTGTCAATGTCCAACGTCATGCGTTAGTAACCTCACCATTCTTAATCCACCCATGCCAGCTACAGTCGTCTGGATCTACCGGAACGTGTCGAATCGACGGACTCAGGGTCAGAGTCTCGAAATCAGTGCCAGTACGCTCCCAGGCTGGGTTCTCACTCTTCAGAGGCCCTTGACCGTCCTCAGGATTCGCAAATGGTACATATCGACGATCTCCACAGCCACAAGGACAATCATATCCAAGACCAACACGTTTACGTTCCGATACCGGTTTACCCCCATGGGTTATGCCCCCACCACCGTGTCTTACCCATTGAGGGTTCAGATCTATAAGCCTCATTTCTGGATCCTCAGGACGGCTTCCTTGTTAGGGTGAATCTGCGGAGATACTGATATTCACTTCCTTGGACGCTTCTTCACCGGCTTGCGTTTCTTCGGTAGAGTCTTCGGCATCTTGTTTCGCTCCTTTAGCTAGATTGTCCGCAGCGGGGATTGCTCGGAGGTTTGTCATCGCCCAACATTCCCTAAATGCTACCCAGTCTACACGTCCCGATAGTGCGTTCCCCTCGAGGATGACCTGGAAGCTGCTGAGAGGCACTTTGTGATCGATGTGGTAGCCCTCGTTCAGTGCATCCCGCAGTGACCGCTTCGGACCCTCACGATCCTTGAGATCCTTGCGGAGGTACTTGACGAGGTGGCGAATCTTGTAGCCGAGGTACTTTTCGAGGTTCTTTACGAATTCGTCAGGAGCAGCTTCACCTAACTGCGTAAGACACCGTGTACCTGTGTGATGGCGGACTCTGTACGCGACATTCTTCTTACGCGCAGACGTATTGGCTTGGCCTTTGCATTGGTAGCAGATAACCTGATACCCATCAGCGTTATCGTCATGCGGGCCAAATGCTTTCTTCCATTCGCGGCCGTTCTCGTCTGTGTGAGCCTCTTTTGCCTTCCACTGGCGGCATTTGATGCACTTCTTGTATATCGCCCTGTCGTAGTTTATAACTATGGGTCCAGCCATGTTATCACCTCTTCCTGATAATCAGTCTTTGCAGAATCTCAACAGCCACCGGATCCTCAAGGGCCCTATCAAGGAGTTCGCCTTCTTCATCGACGACGGTGCCTTCGGACGAGGCTCGGTTGGACTGTGCAATAGTGCGGAAGGTGAGTTCCAGTGATTCTCCACTTCGATCCTCGCTACCAGCAGCCGCAGGACCAGCAGCTGGGAGCCCTGCTGAGATACGCTCCAGCGAGGTTGTCTGCTTCAGAAGGTCGATTGCCACTTTCGGCGTCATCAACTCCCAGAACTCCTCGTCACCGTTTATGTACTGCATTATCTTGTGACGTATACGCTTGGCATCGATGTAATGTTCATCCTGCGTCTCGATTGCGCGGATTTCCTGACGACGCCTATGTTGTGCAACACGAAATAGATCATATGCACGTGCCCGTAGTCCCCAGTAGTATACATGGTAGGCACGTTTATAGTGTTCGATGATGGAGAGTAACTCAATATCGTTCGCAGCTGGGTGAAGCATAGCCACGAGAGAGGAGATACTACGTGTACCGGCAGCAGCCTTGCCAGGGTCTCCCTCGTCTTCTGGATCCTCAGGATCCCCCGAGACGCCAGCACGTCCGCACGCCATCTGAAGGTACGTCTCAAATGCACGGAAGATATCACTGGGTTCACTGTCCAGCTGATACCAGAAAGCTTGGCCATTCTCGAATGCGGGGAACCCCTCATCATACTGCAGTGGTACGAACGCATTAGGGAGACTCGCAGCGAGGAAGCCCGCAACTCGGTATTCCACAGGAAGCGAAGGGTCGCCCCGAGCCTCATCCTCGGGGGAGAGAGATGACGGAGATTCACTTGGCTCGGGGGACCCCACTTCGCTTGGGCGTGGTAGTGCGTGTCCGTTGGTGTGTGTAGGCTTGTAATTGTGGAAAGGCAACAGGTCGACGCGGTAGATACCGGTGGGGAGACCGAAATCGTTCAACGGCAGCTCTCCGGCTAGCGCTTTGATCGCCTGAACCTGGAGGACCTCCGCCTCCGCACCTACATTTACTTCGATGTCCATACATCTATTATATAACACTATTTGTCGGCATGTCAAGTATTAGGCAACTACACCCTGTGCCTCAAGGTTCTAGGCTACGGATAAAAATATTTTTAAGGACATACCTGGGCCTCAAGGTTCTAGTCCGGAATAAAGAATATTTTTGAGTTCCTGATGTCACATAACTACATGATTTCATTACGTAAACTAAAATTATGAGTGAGTGTGAAACGTTGACATTCATTTCATAATGAACGATGATTATGAATGTTAAGTAATAGTACTTAACATTTAATGAGGTTTAGACTATGTCTCAAACTAAAAAACTTACCAAGTCTCAGAAGTTCAACGTAGACTCATTCTCAACGAAGTCAGCAAAGATTCGTTACCTAACTAATCTTGATTGGACTCGATCTGAGATTTCGAAATATCTGAACATTCTTTACCAACACGTTCGGAATGTTCAGATCACACCAGTGAAGAATCCGACTGAACAAAAGAAGTAAAGTAAGACTGAGACTCACTCTAAGTTAGAGTGAGTCTCTTTTTGTGTTTATGATTCGAGTAGTCCTAGGGGCGGACCGGTCGACTACTACAACCCTCCCAAGTGTCAAATTTGAAACCTACTAGTCTCTCCACATAGGACATGTCGAGTGTGAGTGTGGAGGTGGAGGTGGAGGTGGAGTGAGATGTGACATGTAGGGTGGAGTGAGGTGATGACTAGTTAGGTGATGTGAAGTTAACTAGGCCTATGGTCGACCCGTCTACTGCTACTAACACCCCAAGTGTCAAATTCAACCGCCCGGACTAGTAGGTCCACACGTAACTATCGACCACCCGCGCTAGCGGTAGACCCCCTCCCGGCCCTGTCTACTAGTACGCCTGAGGAAAAGTTTTGGACATTTAGGCACTGGGCACCGTCAAAAACGTACAGGTCCATGAACATCGAACGTGGATCGAGACTTAGCATAGCAGTCCTCAAATAGGAAACTAATTAAACTAATTGATACCAGTTCCAGGTCTTCTCGTTACAAATCAACGAGTTAAGTAGTTTATTAAATTAATTAGTTTTTGCTTATTCTACATATACTACTGTTTAATATGTATATATTATTCCTACTACTTATACGGTCATTATTCCTTTATATACATTTCTATCTTGACTCTTCTAAACAAAAGAAATCGTAATTAAGTTAATAAGGCCAACTAATCGTCGTGTCCGGTCGCCGTCCTGAGGGGTCTGATCAAGAAACATGTCTCTACGGCGGGTCCTACGAGTTGACTCAAAACCCATCGATTAAATGCATAGGCGTAATTAATATAAAATGACTCTTGATACTAATCCCTCTGGTTCTATATAATATATACTATGAAAGAATATCTTTAACCAGCCAACAGGAGAACGATCATCAACAGGTTACATAATCGCACAGCAGACATGCAAGCCTCGTCAATACGGGTAACACCGGAAGCACGGGCAGCTTTGGATAGGCTACCAGCATACGTAATGGTAAGCCGTTTCCTTCAACACTTCGACCTCATCCCATGCGACCTTGGAAACGTCGCAATCATGGTCTCCGAGTCTACGCGTCCTCAGAATAGGATGCACACTCGCTCGATCCGCATTATCAACCTAGTCAACGCGTACATCGAACAGCTCGAAGTTGTCGAAGCGTACGACATCGCTAACCTATAGCTAGGTACACAGTCGAATGAAAGCCCATTCTTCGGATCGGGCTTTTATTTTGCGTGTCGTCGGGTCCCTATGGAGGGCCCTGTCACAATTAATATAAAATGACTCTTGATACCGGCCCCCTAGGTTCTATATAATATATATTATGAACAAATATTATATATATATACCAAGCGGTACAACTAGGAGAACTGTAATGAGCAGTAATGATAAATGTTGGAAACGTCGACCGCACGATTGGAACGAACATGATGAGACCAGGACACATCTGATCAAGAAGTGTTCGGTCTGTAAAGGTCTGCGATGGGTCGCACGTCGAACCATCGTGGTCACGTTAACAGCTCGACAAAGCAACTAGGAGAACAGATATGAAGTTTGACGATGAAACAGGTACGCTAACGATCAACGAGTTTGAACTACACGACATGGTCGCAGACATGAACGTGAACATTAACCCAGGCCGAAAGGACGCCGAAGCGACCGGATCGCTACTTGAACGTATCAAGATCATTCCTAAGGAACCAAACGACTTTACGCCCGGCTTGGTAAACAAGTACGAGGTCCTATTGAACAATCTGATCCTTATGACCATGATGATCGATAGTGACATTCATGA